CTCTTGCCGTTGACCGAGGTGACCGGCGCGGTGGGCACCTGGGCCGCCGTCAGCTTCCCCGTTGCGTCCAGCGTCGCGATGCCGTTCGCAGTTCCGACGGAGGATGACTGGACCACGGTGGCGGGGACCTGGCTGGTGGGGATGTGACCGGTGGAGTCGAGCTGGGGGACTCCGTTGGGCACCCCCTTCTGGGACAGCGGGACGGCACTGACGTCGTCGGCCGTCAGCATCACGTTCCCGACCTTGCCGTTGATGGAGTCCACGGAGCCGGTCAGGACGGTGGGGAGCTGCTCGTCCACCACCTTGCCGTCCTCTCCGAGCTGGGCGACCCCGTTCGCCTGGCCGATGATCCCGGAGGTGATGAAGTCCGCTGTGTCCTCGCTCGTCAGGTGCTTAGGCACTCTGGACCTCCTCGTAGAACGTGTCCGGGTCGACCTCGATGTGACGACGGACCCCGACGACCTTCGGCTGGGCGAACTTGCCCATGGGGGCCTGATCCTTCAGCGGCACGTCCTCCGGCCGCTCCGGCTCCACGTACCTCCGCCGGGCCGCCGTACGGGTCCGCTCGGTCTGCCGGAACAGGGCGGCGGGCTTCGGCATGCCGCCGCGCTGCTCGTCGGACTCCGGGGGGCGCTGGTCGCCCTCTTCCGGGGCCTCTCCCCCGGTCTCCGTTCCGTCCACCGGGGCGGCGGGCATGCCAGGCATCGCGATGCCTCCCCCGGGCTGGTTGGACATCATGTCCATCTGGGTGGGCGCGAGGGTCGGCGTGGGGACGCCCGGGTCCATGCCCATCTGCGGGGTCTGGATGCCCTGGGTGGCGTCCGGCATGGCCGGAGGCATGCCCTGCTGGGCCACCGGCTGGAAGTCCGCCCGCAGGTCCGCCGGGATCGGCAGACCGGCATCCTTGAGGGCCTGGTAGGTCTTCTTGCGGGTCTCCTGCTCGGCCACGGCGAGGGCGACCTGCTCGTCCTGGGTGCGCTCGATCTCGTCCTCAAGGTCGATGCCCGAGGCCATCAGGCGGGACTTCATGGAGATCGGGACACCGGCGGCCCGCAGGGCCTCGAAGAACTCCCTTTCGGCAGCCTCGTCCGAGAGGGACATGGTCTGCATGGTGAGTTCGGGGACCAGGAGCTTGGGCTGCTCGACGATGCGCTCCTCGCCGGTCTCCTCGTCGATCTCCAGGATCTCTTCCATCTTGACGTAGCGCTTGCCGTTGCGCTCGTCGTAGTCGTAGTGCTCCTGCGCCTCGGCCACGACCAGGGCCCGCTGGCGGAAGTGCCGCTTGATCATGTCCTGGTAGGTCGTCAGGAGCTGGGAGACCAGGTCCCGGTTCAGGGCGTCGGCGGCATACGTCTCACCGGAGGAAGCTCCGGACAGCATGGTCTTCGACAGGCCGAAGGCCTGGAGGATCCGGTCCTCCAGCCGCTCGAAGTCGGCCGTCATGTCCGGCATGTTCTCCCGGCCGAACACCGGCTCCATGGTGACCGCGAAGTTGTGCACGAGCGCCCGGAAGTCGGCCGCGAGAGCCGAGTCCAGGGACTCCATGAACTCCTCCAGGTCGTCCTGGGTCGGGATCCACGGCACCTCGGTGCCCAGGTCGCTCGCGGAGGCTCCGAGCTTCACCAGGACCAGCGGGGTGTACAGGCGGTCCGCCACGGCGTCCTGGGCGGCGTTGAGCATCTCCTCCTGCATGACGGCACGCATGGCTCGCATGAGGAGCGGGATGCCCCGCTTGGCGAAGGTGTCGCCCTTGAACTTCATCTGCCTCAGCAGGATGTTCGAGACCGGCATGAGGTCGTCGGCACCCGAGTACCTCGCGAGTTCCGGGTAGACCTTCATGAGCTTCTCGTACTCCCACGCGGGCTGCCTCCGCTGCATGACCTCGCGGATGGTCTCCGGCAGCCGGATCAGGAAGCGGGGCTCCTTGAGGAACGCGGAACGCTGCACCGTGACGTCGTTGGGGTTCAGAAGCTCCTCGTCGTCCCAGATGCCGAGGGACTCATTGAAGGTGGCGAACGGCCACGCCTCACCGACGGTCCAGTACTCCCGGCCGACGTCCAGGAGGAACTCGTCGTAGTTCAGGCCGTCCTCGGTGAAGAAGAGGTCCTGGTAGAACTGGGTGATCTGCTCGTCCTTGCACCGCAGCTCCATGCCCAGCAGCGGGTACTTCGTGTAGATGTCGATGCAGGACGCGATGACCGGGTGGGTCTGGTACAGCAAGCGACAGTTCTTCGAGGCAAAGCCCCAGGCGGTGTAGTTACCCGTCCCCGTCTGCATGGAGACGACCTCGCCGGGACCTTCCGACTCGATCGAGACGATCGTGTCCGTGCCACCCTGCGGCTGGGTCAGGAGCTTCTTGTCGATCGCCGTGGTGGTACGTCGGACGGGGTCCGTCCAGTTGAGGAAGTTCACGAAGTCCTGGCGGATCTTCGAGTTTCCCACCTGGCCCTCACGCCGGATGTAGATCCCGGTCGGGCGCTCGGTCCAGGGCAGCCCCAGGAGGTCCAGGTGCCCCTTGATGCGCTCTCGCACCTCGGGGTTGTGGACCTCGTCCTGGGCGATCATCTCGGCGCATCCTTCGCCGTCGTAGATGCCGCCCAGCCACGCCGCCGCCAGTCGCTGCTTTTCGTCGGTCAGCGGCTCGGTGGGGTCGATGATCCGCTTGAGCTTGCGTCCGACCTTTACGGTCCAGAATTCGGGCTGCTTCCAGCCATTCTTCCCCTCGTGCGTACCTCCAGGGCAGTAGAGGTAGTTCGCCCAGAGGTGGTCCGGGGTGCAGCGGATGACCCGGCCGGACTCGAAGGTGACCTTGACGACCTCCGGGGCGATACGTCGCTGGGAGGCCAGGACCTTCGTGCGCACCAGGCGGGCCCGCAGAGCACCAGTGGGGCCCTCTCGGTACTCCCAGCCGATCACCTCGTCACCGGCGACGATCTCCCCGATCGGCTTGAACGAGTAGTCGCTCATCCACACCGGAGCCTCCGGCGTGTTGCAGTACATGCGGAGCTGCTTGAGCTGCGCCTCGTCGTCCGTCTCGTACGGGAGGTTGTTCTGCTTCCAGTAGAACAACGGGTCCCGGGGGCGTCCGGTGGCGAAGGCGGTCGACGGGGATCCCGCACCCGTCTTGCGCATGGACACCCGGCGGTTCTTCCGCATCTCCTGGGACTCGGGGGTCCCGTCGGTCTGAGCGGCCCCTCCTCGGATCATGCTCTTTCCGAGGCGAGCGAAGGCCGCCTCCCGGTAGGCATCCGAGGAGGGGGTCTCAGGCATCGTCGTGCTCCTTGTTCATGGCGGTGGCCACCGCGCGAATGAGGTTTCCGAAGCACCTCTTGACGGTCCAGGACACGGTGCCCTGACTCTCGAAGGTCAGGAGCAGCCGCACGTTGTCCGCGCAGGTGCCACAGAGATAGATCTTCTTCCCAGGAGTGTGCGGCATCGGGAAGGGGTGGACCACCATCGGCCGGGGCGAATGGAACTTCGCTCCCTGGCACTCGTGCTCGTGGGCGGGGATGCCGGGTAGCTCCAGGTTGGGAGAGATCTCGATCAGGGCGAGAACCTCTCCGGGAATCACGCCTTCCGGCCCCTCCCGCTACGGCCGGAGGACTGACCGGCCTCCCGGCGCACCGGCTTGACCGACAGCACTCCCCGACGCAGAAGCTCCGAGCCCTCCCGGTCCGCCACGTCGAAGGTCACGGAGTCCCCCCGCTGGTGCTCGAAGCCCTGGGCGTCGGTGTAGCCCACCTGCACGTAGAGCGTCCGCGTCGTCGTCTCTCTGGTCATTACCGTCCCTCTCGGATGCGCTCGATCACGCGGTCCTTGTTGTCTGCGAACTTGATCGCCAGGTGCCTGACGTAGTTGTCCCAGTCCAGGGCCGCACCGCTGGAGGTCTTGAGCATGGAGTTCTTGGCCCACGGCGGGGCGTCGTCACCACCGTCGTCGGCGGGATCCTCCTCGCCGCCCTCTTCGTCGTCGCCGGGCGGGAACCCCTCGTCCTCGTCCCCGGGCATGCCCCCACCCATCAGGTCGCCGCCCATCGGGTCCTGGCCGGGGGCCGCCGGTGGTCCGCCGACCTGACCGGGCATGCCGGGGACCTGCATGGGCATGCCGTTGATGGTCTGAGGGAAGGCCGGGAACTGCGGCTGCACCTGGACGGTGAAGCACGTGTGGCAGTACTCGCACTCCGTGGAGCGGTCCGACCTGGCGATGACCTGCCCCGACCCGCAGAAGGGGCAGTGGAAGATCGTCGCCCCGTCGCCAGAGTCGTGGGCCTGCTTGCGCACGGACGTCTTGTCGGACGCGTACTGATCCTGAGGGAACCCCAGGTCCCGCTGGGGGTGGGGGCCGTTGGCCTTGCACCCCCGGCACTCCCCCTCCCCGAACATCACGCGCCCGGGATCCGCCTGGCCACCGAGGTGACCCAGATAGTCCCGGAAGTGCCCGGAGCACATCTTGACGGGGTTCCCGCTGCGGGAGACGTCCACCAGAGCGACCTTCACGAGGCCACCTCCTCGAACAGGTCGGTCAGGGTGTGGAGGCTCGACTCCTTGGTCTTCGGAGCCGTGCCTCCATGGTCGTGGTCGGAGCCCTCGGCGTGGGCCTTCATGTGGGCCTGGTGGGCCTCCTGGAGGGCCTTCTTGAACTCCGGGGTGTTGGGGGCCTTCCAGAAGCCCTCCGAGTGCTCCAGGCCCTGGTACACCTCGGGGTGGTGGTAGTCCATGTGGAGGTCCAAGTCGGATCCGTCATTGTCCTTGAGCAGATCCGGCACCGAGGAGCCCTTCAGCTCCGAGAACGAGTCGTCCTTCTCGGGCTCGGGCTCGGATGAGGGCTTCGCCTTCATGGTCTGGTTTGTGTGCACCGCGTGATCCCCGGAGTGCTGGATCGTGCCCAGACCATCGTGGTCATGGGTGGGCGCGTCCAGCATCGGGAACTTCCCGTGCTCGATGCTGTGAGCCGACATAAGCCCGTGAAGGTCTGACCCCTGCATGTTCTCCGGGGCCCCGTGGTGGTCGATCATGTGCTGCTTGATCTGCTCGACCTTGGCGGGCTGCTTCTTCATGGTCTCGGCCGTGTGACCCGCCGGGTCCTTGTGGGCGGTCCCGCCGAAGTGCGTGTGCTCGGGGTCGTTGAAGGTCGGGAACTGGCTCTGGTGCTCATTGTGGTGGAGGTCCATCAGCTCGTCGATGGACTTCCCCGAGGTCATGTAGTGGCCCTCGGGAGCCCCGTGGTCGTCCGTGAGGTGGTCTTTGATGGCCTTCGTCTTGTGGATCTCGTCCAGCAGCTCCGGCGTGTGGACGTGGTATTTGCCCACGCCGGGCTCGGCGGCCCCACCGGCGTTCTTGTGGAACTGGTGGTGCAGGGCCTCGACAGTGGCCGGAGACAGGTCCTTCAGGTGCTTCGCCGGGATCCCGTGGTACTTCCCGTCGCCCAGGTGGGCGATGAGGTGCTCGCCCTCCGGGTAGTGCGCTTCATCCAGGGACGACTGGTCCCCGTCCAGGGTGTGAGTGTGAGTGGCCTTCGGGATGAAGTCCCCGTCGGAGTCCTTCTCACCCCAGTGCACCGCATCGTCGGCCATGTGGGCGATCTTGTGCGCCTCGACGGCCTGCTCGGGTGTCATCTTGGCGATCTTGGGCAGCTCAAGGGCCGCCTTGCCGCCCTGCTTTCCGCTGTGCGCGAGCAGCATGTGGGCGTGCGTCTCCTCGGGCGTCATGCTCTTGTTGAAG